AAACACTGGCAATACTGGAGCAACAGGAAATACAGGAAATACTGGATCAACTGGTAATACAGGAAATACTGGCAATACAGGAAATACAGGCAATACAGGTAACACTGGTAATACAGGCAATACAGGTAACACTGGTAATACAGGTAATACAGGTAATACAGGCAATACAGGTAACACTGGCAACACTGGCAACACGGGCAACACAGGCAACACAGGCAATACAGGAAATACAGGCAATACAGGAAATACAGGTAACACTGGTAATACAGGTAATACTGGTAACACCGGTAATACAGGAAATACAGGCAATACAGGAAATACAGGAAACACAGGAAATACTGGTAACACAGGCAATACAGGAAATACAGGCAATACAGGAAATACAGGCAATACAGGAAATACTGGTAACACCGGTAATACAGGAAATACAGGAAATACAGGAAACACAGGAAATACAGGCAATACAGGTAATACAGGTAATACAGGCAACACAGGAAACACAGGCAATACAGGAAATACAGGCAATACAGGAAACACTGGTAATACTGGTAATACTGGTAACACCGGTAATACAGGAAACACTGGAAACACAGGAAACACAGGCAATACAGGAAATACAGGAAATACAGGTAATACAGGAAATACAGGTAATACAGGCGACATCGGATCGCCTGGACCAGATGGAGCAGTTGGACTTGGATTAGCGCCTTTAGAAGTTTATAATTATTATTTAGAACTTCAATTAGGAGAAGTTACATTTGAGACTTCACAAGGCTTACCATATCCAAACACTAATGCGTTTGGCTCAGGAATGTATATTAAAATTTTAGCAATAAATAACCAACTGGATTTTATGATGGGAACTATAACAACTTATGATATGGATGAAATGATTATTAATATAGATTATATAACTAGCAACAATGAATATTATGATTGGAAAATAGTAGTTGCTGGAGTGAATGGTAATACTGGAAATACTGGTAACACAGGAAATACTGGTAACACAGGAAATACAGGTAACACAGGAAACACTGGTAACACAGGAAACACTGGTAACACAGGTAACATTGGTGCAATTGGAGCAACAGGAGCAACAGGAAATACTGGCAACACAGGAAACACAGGAAATACTGGCAATATAGGAGCAATAGGAGCAACTGGAAACACAGGAAATACAGGAAATACTGGCAATATAGGAGCAACAGGAGCAACAGGAGCAAGTGGAAACACTGGAAACACTGGAAATACTGGTAATACTGGTAACACTGGCAATACAGGAAACACTGGAAATACAGGAAATACAGGAAATACAGGAAATACAGGTAATACAGGTAATACTGGAAATACAGGAAATACAGGTAATACAGGTAATACAGGTAATACTGGAAACACTGGAAATACAGGAAATACAGGAAATACAGGAAATACAGGAAACACAGGTAATACTGGTAATACTGGTAATACAGGTAATACAGGAAATACTGGAAATACTGGTAATACTGGTAACACTGGCAATACAGGAAACACTGGAAATACAGGAAATACAGGAAATACAGGTAATACAGGTAATACAGGTAATACTGGAAACACTGGAAATACAGGAAATACAGGCAATACAGGTAATACAGGAAACACTGGAAATACAGGAAATACAGGAAATACAGGAAATACAGGAAATACAGGAAACACAGGTAATACTGGTAATACTGGTAATACTGGTAATACAGGAAACACAGGTAACACAGGTAACACTGGTAATACTGGCAACATAGGAGCAACAGGCGCAACTGGTAATACAGGAAACACAGGAAATACAGGAAACACTGGTAACACTGGAAATACAGGAAACACAGGTAACACTGGTAATACTGGCAACATAGGAGCAACCGGCGCAACAGGAGCAATAGGACTAACAGGTAATACAGGAAATACAGGTAATACAGGTAATACTGGAAACACTGGTAATACTGGCAACATAGGAAACACAGGAAACACAGGTAACACTGGTAATACTGGCAACATAGGAGCAACAGGAAATACAGGAAATACAGGTAACACTGGCAATACAGGTAATACAGGAAACACTGGAAATACAGGAAACACCGGTAATACAGGCAACACAGGAAATACAGGAAATACTGGTAATACAGGAAATACTGGTAACACAGGAAATACTGGCAACATAGGAGCAACCGGCGCAACAGGAGCAATAGGACTAACAGGTAATACTGGAAATACTGGAAATACTGGAAACATTGGAAACACAGGAAACACTGGTAACACTGGTAACACTGGTAACACTGGAAACATTGGAAACACAGGTAATACAGGAAACACTGGTAACACTGGAAACACCGGTAATACAGGCAACACAGGAAATACAGGAAACACCGGTAATACAGGCAACACAGGAAATACTGGTAATACAGGAAATACTGGTAATACAGGAAATACTGGTAACACAGGAAATACTGGTAACACAGGAAATACAGGAAATACAGGAAATACAGGAAATACAGGAAATACAGGCACAATTGGAGCAACCGGAGCAACAGGAAATACAGGAAATACAGGAAATACAGGAAATACAGGAAATACTGGCAATACAGGTAATACAGGTAATACTGGCAACATAGGAGTAACAGGAGCAACAGGTAACACTGGCAACACTGGTAACACTGGCAATACTGGTAATACTGGTAACACCGGAAATACAGGCAACACTGGTAACACTGGTAACACAGGTAATACTGGCAACATAGGAGCAACCGGAGCAATCGGAGCAACAGGAAATACAGGAAATACAGGAAATACTGGCAATACAGGTAATACAGGTAATACTGGCAACATAGGAGTAACAGGAGCAACAGGTAACACTGGCAACACTGGTAATACTGGCAATACTGGCAATACTGGTAATACTGGTAACACCGGCAACACTGGTAACACTGGTAACACAGGTAATACTGGCAACATAGGAGCAACCGGAGCAATCGGAGCAACAGGAAATACAGGAAACACAGGTAACACCGGAAATACAGGCAACACTGGTAACACCGGAAATACAGGCAACACTGGTAACACTGGTAACACAGGTAATACTGGCAACATAGGAGCAACCGGAGCAATCGGAGCAACAGGAAATACAGGCAATACCGGTAATACGGGCAATACAGGTAACACTGGCAATACAGGTAATACAGGCAATACTGGCAATACAGGCAATACTGGCAACATAGGAGCAACCGGAGCAACAGGAGCAACAGGACTAACAGGAAATACAGGAAATACTGGAAATACAGGAAATACAGGAAATACAGGAAATACGGGAGCAACCGGTAACACTGGAAATACTGGAAATACGGGAGCAACCGGTAACACTGGAAATACTGGAAATACTGGAAATACAGGAGCAACAGGAAATACAGGAAATACAGGTAATACTGGAAATACTGGAAACACTGGAAATACAGGAAATACAGGAAATACAGGAAACACAGGTAATACTGGTAATACTGGCAACATAGGAGCAACAGGCGCAACCGGTAATACAGGAAACACAGGAAACACAGGAAACACAGGAAATACTGGATCAACCGGTAACACGGGCAATACAGGAGCAACAGGTAATACAGGAGCAACAGGTAATACTGGATCAACCGGTAACACAGGAAACACAGGCAACACAGGTAACACAGGAAACACAGGCAACACAGGTAATACAGGTAATACTGGAAATACAGGAAACACAGGAAACACAGGTAACACTGGAAATACAGGCAATACAGGAAACACTGGAGCAACCGGAGCAACAGGACTAACAGGAAATACTGGCAACACTGGCAATACAGGAAATACTGGAAACACTGGAGCAACAGGCAACACTGGAAACACTGGTAATAGAGGAAACACAGGAGCAACGGGAGCAACAGGAGCAACAGGAGCAACTGGAGCAACGGGACCAGCCGGACCAGCAACTCAAGCAACTATAGGAGCAAACTCTATTGATTCAAGTCATATAATAGATGGTTCTATATTAGGTACTGATATAGCAGGAACTACTATAACAGGTTCTAATATTGCGGACGGGACTATAACATATACTAAATTAGATGCTACTCTCGTAACATTTTTAAGTAATGTTTATATGGGTATTTTTGAAATTACAAATAATGTGAATGGAGACACTTTTAATGCGTCTTTCTATTATGAAGAAAACGCTACTCCGGTTTATTTATTTCAAGCGGAAGAACTTACTAGTGCTGGTGATACGAGATTTATCACATATTTAACATTACCACAAAACTTCGCGGTAATACCTTTTTATCTGGAATCAGACCAGGCTATATCTAGTTATAGTCTCACATATGCTTCTCCTACTAATGGTATTATAAATCACAGTCAAGTAGGGGCAGGTAAAATTCAGTTTGATATATTAAGAAACTCACAACATTATTTAGAACTTAACATATTAACATCAACAAATACAGGTTGGTATGGTAATTTATATATTGTTAATCAAAACATGGGAGGAGGTGGAAGATATTTTGTTTTTACTGCAAGTGATGCTACTGAGACAATTCTTGTAGTTCAAGAAGAACTTAGTGCAGGACAAACTTATACAATAACAGTTTTAATAGAAAATAGACTTCCAACTATGAACTCTGAAATTTATTTTCAGATTGATGAGTTTCAAAACGATAGTAATGGATATGGTAATGCCGAGATCTCCGGCGCAACTTATTCAGGATATTTATATAGTTCTGCTACTATAACAGCAAATTCTGCAGGCACTAATATAACAATTAATATACCGGTCGATAATGATACTTAAAAGACGCTTTCCAAAGCATCACCAAAGGGGTGGGGATTTATTCCTATTAAGTTAATTATATTTTATTTTATACATTATATATAAAATAAAATTAGATATTTATAAAGTAAGCAAATTAATAACTATTGCAAAATATTTATTATGCTTTGCATAAGCATTATATTCATCTATCCACGAAGAAATATTTAAACTTATATCACTAGAACATTTAGATTCATTCGCAACTTTTTCTAAAACTTCCTTAGGAAAAGTTACTATTTTAACTTCTCTATAATTTCTAATTTCTCTTGTAATGTCGCAACCAATAAAATAAAACTTATCTTTAAACATTTCTATAAAACTCATTTAAGGGGGCATGGCCCCCTTAGACCCCCTTACACTTATCAATAGCCGAAACTATATATTTTAGTTCATTTAAGGGGGCATGGCCCCCTTAGACCCCTTACACTTATCAATTAAGGGGGCCATGCCCCCCTTAGACCCCCTTACACTTATCAATTAAGGGGGCAATGCCCCCCTTAGACCCCCTTACTAATTACCGATAATATATATTTTAATTCATTGGGAGAAAACTCGCAATGATTTAAGTTCTCTTCAATGTGCCAATCAATAGAGCATTTGTCTTTAAGTTTGGCGAGAGAACTTTCTTGCAGTTGGATGTTATAGATTGAATCATTTCTCCCAGAAAATAAATAAATAGGGGGCGTTTGGATGGGTTCAATAGGAATAATCGTATTTAAAAAAATAGTATGAATTCCGATGATTGCACCTAATGGCTCCTTATAATGAAGTCCAACATTGAATGCAATTGTGCCGCCTTGGCTTATTCCGGCGATTATTATATTTTGCGCCACGATGCTTTTTCTCTCGTTGTCAATAATTTTATAAATCCGCTGGGTTTGTTCTTTAAAATGGTTTTCATTTATTTCGTCGTGTTCTAATAGTCCGTTTTTTTGTGTATAATAATCATACCATGAACTTATATTATGAAGCGGTTTATCAGACCAAGAAATAGTACGCAATGGTGCGGTTGGTAATATTACTTTCATGTTTTTATTATGTTTTTGAATTGCTGTTTTTAAATATATTAAATCTTTATAGGTTTGAAACATCCCATGAAGTATAATGATTGTATATAAATGTTTTTCTATTGAATTAAATATCATTATTTATTAATATAATAGTAATACTATATTAATAATTTTAATTTATTTTTTTTGTTCTTTTTGTTCTTTTTGTTCTTTTTGTTCTTTTTGTTCTTTTTGTTCTTTTTGTTCTTTTTTTATATCCTTTTCCAAATTTTACATTTACATTAGGATATGGTGGATATGGTGTATATCTATTATATGATGTTTTTCTAGATTTTTGTTTAGATTTGCCTATATTAGACTGTCGCTCGAGTCTATCTTTCCTTCCTTTTGTTATTGCCTGCTCTATATCATCACATATAGATATATCAACTTTATCGTCGTGGATGTCGTCTATTAATTTTTTAAGTCTTGCGTTTGATAGTTTGATATTTCTATCCAAAAAATAATCTTGTATTTTAGGAATTGACAGGAAATCAAATTCCACAGTGTCAATATCTATGTCATACTCTTTTGAAATTGCGTTTTCTTCTAAAATTGAATGTAGCATTAATGAGAGAAAGTTTAAATAGTCTTTGTTCTTAAAATTTTTACAGATTTGAAACATTATATATCTTAAGAATTCCTTATGAAGTTGATAATTATCAACTATATCAAAATTAAATATGTCTCTAATTGTTGTATGTAAATCGTCACTCCATTTTTCTTTATTATTTAAATTATAGTCATTATATAATGTATCTAAAATACCTTTTAATTCTGCTATCTTTACCATTATAATATTATAATATTATAATGTTAAACTATTGTAATACTATAATTAATTTATTCGTCTTCGGATCCTATACGAGATTCAAGCTCCTCAAGTGCTGTTTTAAGCTTTAGAAGTTCTTTATTAAACTCTGATATATTTAATGCAAAATCAAGTACTGATGTATTTAATATTTTTAGTGTTTGTATCATCTTTACTGTAGGAACTCCTTTACTTTGTGAAAACCATCTTCTACTCTTAAAGAAAGGATGTGCCTTATTTAAACGTTCTAACTCTTTTTCTATATCATCTTGTGTAATAAGTGATAATGGTTGTAAAGCATTTTGTAAATCAACAAAATATAATCCTAACTGTAATAAATTTTTTTCTATTTCTATTTCTAATCTTTTCGACATTTCTTATATATATTTATATATTTATATATTTATATTTTTTTGTGTTTTTGTGTTTTTTTGTATTTTCTATATTTACGTTTATTTGTTTCTTTACTACCACCACCTTTTTTGCTTCTACCAGAAAACATAGAACCAATAAAAGAACGTTTTGGTGTTCCTTTAGAAGCAGTAAGATCAGCTCCTAAATTAAATGGTTCGGCAACTGTTCTACCAGCAAGTTCAACTGCTCCAACAGTACTTCCTAAAACTAGACTGCCTGTCAATCTTGCGGCTGCTTCAGGCGAACTTTTAAGTAAATTCATGTATTTACCATACAAACTTTTATTATATTTATCTTTATCTTCATTTTGTTTTTTTCTTTGTTCTAACTTATTATTAAATTCTTCATTGTTGCTTTGTAATGTCGTTATTATCTTAGTGCATGCATCATTCATATCTTGAATATTTGGAATTAAACTATTTAATGTGGTTTTTAGGGTTTGTAAAGAAGTCATTTATTATATATATTATAGATATATATATAGTATATAATATAAATTTAAAAATATATAATCTGTATAAATGAAAATAGTAAGTATTGATGTAGGCATAAAAAACTTAGCAATTTGTGTAATAGAAACAATAGAAACAATAGACTTAACAATTAACGCATATAAAAATTTTAAGATTATTTATTGGAATATTATAAATCTTTCAGAAAATAAAAAATATTGTAATTGTAGTACAACAACAAAGAAATCATTAAAACAATGTATTAAACCAGCACTATTTTTTAAAGATGATAAATTATTTTGTAAAATACATGCCAAAAATTCTAATTATTTATTGCCAGAAACAATAAATAAATATAAATCGCTTAAGTTAGATGCCTTAATTAATTTATGCGAACAATATAATATTAAATATGATGAAGTAACTAAAAGCGCCTTAATTAAAACAATTGAAATCTATATAGAAAAAAATTGTTTACTATCATTACAAAAATTAAATTGTAATACTATTAATTTAATAGAAATTGGCAAATCAATAAAATCTAATTTAGATAATTTAAATGAAACAACTAATTTATTTATGAATATTGATTCTATATTAATTGAAAATCAAATAGGACCCATTGCAAATAGAATGAATAGTATTCAAGGAATGTTAACTCAATATTTTATAATGAAAGATATTTATAATATTAAGTATGTTTCTGCTTCTAATAAATTAAAAAATTTAATTGAAAAAAATACAACTTATAGTGAGAGAAAAAAACAAAGTATATTAATTGCTAAAGATATACTAATTAAAAAAAATATTGATAAAAAATATATTGAGTTTTTTGAATCACATAGTAAAAAAGACGATTTGGCAGACTCATTATTACAAGCAGTATGGTTTATTAAAGAAAATTAATTTTTAATTTTTAATTTTTTAATTTTTAATTAATATTAATTTCGTAAGACTTAAAATTATATGTTCTAGTTTAATTATAATGAATTCTTTAGAACCCATAGTTATTGAATTAGATGGAAATAATAAAAATGAAATTTCTCTATCAAATGATTCTGGTATCAATACTAAGTCATCTATTAATTTTGGAGGCGGAATAGAGTTATTAATGAATGATAAAAAACGCGGTGGCTCTAATAAAACATTAGGCGACTTAAGCGAACTTGAAAATGAATTAAATGAATTATCAAGTACTATTAATGAAAAAAATGTAGAAAATACTAGAGATAATATATTTAATAAAGCAATTAATTTTAATTTTAAAGATAGTACTAAACCAATAGAAAAAGAAGAAGTAAAGCCATCTGATGAAAGTAATTTAGGAAAACAAACAATAGGTAATATGAATAATACAAAAACTTGGGATGGGTATGGAAAAGTACATCCAATTCCAAATGAGGTTGATGAACCGCAATTAACAAAAGAAGAGTTAGTTAGAGAAAAATTTAAGTTTTTAAGAAGATTAGAAGAGTTAGAGAGAAAAGGAGCCACTTTAACAAAAAAATATACAATGGACTCCCCGCTTCAAGAATTACAAGGAGAATATGAAATGATTATTTCTGAAAAAGAAAAAAGCAACAGTATTAAATTTCAAGGAAAAATGCTAATGGCTTGTGTTACAGGACTTGAGTTTTTAAATAATAAGTTTGATCCATTTGATATTAAAATGGATGGCTGGGGAGAACAAGTAAATGAAAATATTAGTGATTATGATGAAATTTTTGCTGAATTACACGAAAAATATAAATCAAAAGCCAAAATGGCACCTGAACTAAAGTTATTATTTCAATTAGGTGGTTCCGCAATAATGGTACATATGACAAATACAATGTTTAAGTCAAGCTTGCCTGGAATTGATGATATAATGAAACAAAACCCAGAACTCATGAAACAATTTTCACAGGCAGCAGTTAACTCTATGGGTGAATCAAATCCAGGATTTGGAGGATTTATGAATAATTTTATTCCTGGAAATAATAATATTCCAAATCCAAATATTGGAACACCTCCACCCCCGCTTGAAACACAAACTATGAAAAGCGATCGATATGCCATTCCAAAAAATAGACCAGATTTAATATCTTCTAAAAAACAAAATGGAATTAGTATAGAAGAAAGATTTGCCTCGGTTGATTCATCTGATAATATTAAAACACCAGCACCACCACGAAGACAAGAAATGAAAGGACCGCGCGATATTAATGATTTATTATCTGGATTAAAAAGTAAATCAGTTGCCATTCCAGACTATAGAGATAAAGAAGAAAAAGATCCAAGTACAGTGAGCATTTCCGAATTAAAAGAATTAAATAATCAAAAACAACCCAAATCAAACCGCAAACAATCAAATAGTCAAAAAAATACAATTAGTTTAGATTTATAATTAAACCAATTAAACCAATTAAACCAATTTAGAGTTAAAAATTGAATTATTATTATAAATATAATAATAATAATAATAATACTTAGATGAGTAATATCACTTCTGAAAACATTTATATTTTATTAGATACTAGTTATTTTATATTTTATAGATACTATGCTTTAGTAAATTGGTGGAAGTTAGCAATGCCTGAAGTTCCATTAGGAAATCCAATAGAGAATGAAGAGTTTGTTAATAAATTTACAAAAACATGTATTAATAAAATTAAAGAAATACCTAAAAAATTAAAACTTAAAAATAGTAAAAATACAAATTTTAAAATTATTGCTTCTTTAGATTGTCCTAGGCATGATATATGGAGAAATAATATTTACGATAATTATAAAGAAACTCGTATCTATAATAGTGAATTTCTTGGTGGCCCATTCTTTAAACTTGGAATTAATATAATTAAAGAAATGAACATTCCAACATTTCATCATAATTATTTAGAAGCAGATGATATAAATGCTTTAATTTGTAAACATTTGTTAAATAAATATGATAATATTATGATTTATATTATTGCAAGCGATATGGATTATTTACAGTTAGTTTCAGAAAAAGTTAAAATAATGACCCTTCAATATAAAGATATTACTACAAGCAAACATTGTTTTGGAAATGCTGAATTTGATTTATTTAATAAAATAATTACTGGAGATAAAAGTGATAATATTAGTCCTGTTTTTAAAAAATGTAATCATTCAACAATTGTCAATTATTTTAACAATAAAACATTATTTGAAGAGCAATTAAAATTACAAGGATGCGAAGATATTTATAAACGAAATAAAAAATTAATTGATTTTAATGAAATTCCACAAGATTTAGTATTAGAATTTATGACTACTCTTAGTCTAACTAATACTACGATTTAAATAGTTTAAAAGATGCGTTATGTGGTTGTTTAATTATTTGTTTTTTTGAAATAGTTTTTTTTTTGGAATATTTAATAGTGCCTCCACGTGCTGCCACCGGTAGCCCTGTCCCAGGTTGCCCTGTCCCAGGTGGCCCTGTCCCAGGTGGCCCTGTCCCAGGTAGCCCTGTCCCAGGTGGCCCTGTCCCAGGTGGCCCTGTCCCAGGTGGCCCTGTCCCAGGTGCTTTTGCCTTTTTTTTTGCTAGCAACGTCTTTACAAATTTCTGTTTTATTTTTGCTGGTTTATTTTCCTTCTCTTCTTTTTTTGCTTCCTCCGTTGGATTATAAGTTTCATCATATACACATTTAATATAATTAGAGCATATATTACACCATAACTTATTTCTTATAGTTTGACTCTTGGAACCGCATATTTTTTTACATTCTTCTTTAACTTCTACTTCTATATCTTTAGGATTTTGACATGTTTTTATGTATTTAGAAATATCTTCTTGTAATTTTTTTTGAAAATTTGTAATATCATCAAAAGTAGGCACACCTTCATATAATCGTCTTGTAACTAAAACAACATTTGAATTTGTCTTACTTTTTATAAATTTTATCTCAATATATAATTTTTTTTCTTTCTGTTTTGTATTTTTTTCTTTTTCAAAATAATATGTTCTAAGTGCTGTTTTAATATCATTTTTAATTTCATTTTCATTTTTAAAAAACTTTAGTTTTTCATTATCTTCTTTAATTTTATAAAATATTTGATTTAAAATACTCGGATTACCTGTTTCAAAACATTCACTACTATATTCATTTTGTTTATATAATTTGTTTTCAAATATAATATCAATAATTTTATATTTTAATAATTTGTTATAATCTAGTTCAATTTTAAAATCATAACTATTTTCTTTTATAATTTTGTTTTGTTTAGTCTGAAAAAAACTATCTAAAATATTTCTAGTTGTAGATTCAACATTTAGATATTGCTTAATAGATAAAGAAATATTATCATCTATGTTTAAACTTTCGCTCGCCTCAGCTGCTGCTTTTTTTGCTGCTGCTTCTGCTTCTGCCGATATCGCTTTTTTTAATGCCACTTCTGCTACTTGTACCTTTTTTTTTGCCTCCTCCGCTGCCTCTGCTTTTTTAGCTGCTTCTTTTTCTGCTGCGGCTTTTTCAGCTGGTACGACCACTGTAATTACTTTTTCTGCTGCTTCTTCTGCTGCCACGTTTGCTGCTGCTGCCGCTGCTTTTTCAGCTTCCGTTTTTTCTAGTGCCTTAGCCACAATATCTTTATGATTTACACAACTTTCTACTTTACTTTTATTATTCTCAATAAAATTTTTTATAAGCTCATTTATTTTACCAGCAACAGGATTTTTTAAATCAATATAATATAATTTTTTGTTATTTTCTTTGTTAGAGTTACTATCATTATCAGGATTTTTATATAAAAAACTTCCATCTTGTGTGAATATAATTTTAACAAGAAAAATATATACATTTGTAATAAATATTTTATAATTATCAATAATGTTTGACTTATCTATTATTGTAGATGAATTTTTTGATTTATATTCAGTTATAAATTTTTGTACTAATGCTTTATTTTTAATAAAATTTATACATGTTGCAGCAGTTAATGGTTGCTTTAATGTATTTGTAATAAAGTCATTAAATCCTTTTGTAAATAAATTTTCTAATTTTGTATTATCTTTCCTAATTTCTTCTGTGGTTTCATATTTATTATTATTATTAAATAGACTAATATAAAATGGTACATAATATTCGGGCGATGGTTGTTCTCCTGAATATACTTTGTCCAATATATCAGTTGTAAATTTAATTTTTTTCATTTTATACTCTTTATCTTGTATAATATTGTCAATAACATTAAATGAAACTATTCCATATTCTTGTATACTTTCATTCATTTTAATTATTATATATTATTATATTCCTATATTATTTAATATTATTAAATATTATTTAATAATCATTTTGTTATTGATTGGGTTATTTATTGGGTTATTTATTGGGTTATTTATTGGGTTATTTATTTGATTTTGTGCTTTAAACAAAATATGTTGTGCATTTTTAATTTCTTCATCTGTAATTTTGCCGTCTTTATTAATGTCAACTTCATTATACAAATATTTATATTTTTCTGGTATTACGCAATATTGACTATTTTCATTAAAAATAGTTCCAGATAATATTATAAAAGTTGCTGTTAAAAATAAAGAAAGTAATAAATCTCTTGTACCAGTAAATACAGTTAAAAATATTATAATTTCTCTTGTAATAGTATTTTTTATGAAAGCTTCTTGTGATTTACTAAAATTTAATACTAGATATTTAGAAAAATAATTTAATATTATTAATCCTAATCCAGCAAGTAATTTGCTGTTATTAATTGGTTTTAAAAACTTTGTTGAAAATGTTGAAAATGTTTTAAAAAAATTATTATTTTTTTTTTTCATATATAATTAAAAAATATAATAATTAATTAATTATTAAATTGTAGAATTTTAAATATTTATTCTCTCTTTTTAATAGTATGAGTTCTTTAGTAATTACTGCTGCCACATTAGATGATGAATATAACAATAACACTAATTATAATAATAATGCCAGCAACAACAGCGCAAACAACAACAACGCAAACAACAATAACGCAAACAACAACAACAGTGCAACCTGTAAAAAAAATCAAACATATAAAAATAAAAACTCTCAAAAAATAGATAAAACAATGTTACAACAATTGTATAACTCAAATAATTCAAACAATTCAAATAATGATGATAGTTATGATATGGGTGATTTTGTGCCAGTTCAAAAAACAATGCACAATGCGAATATTCAACAACAAGTTTTAAATTCTAATACAAAATATAATGAAGTGTTAGATGATGATGATGTAGTTAGAAAAACTAATTTAGAAATGTCTAAAGACAATGAAATATATAAACAATTTATTAATAATTATAATAATTCAATAGAAAAAGATTTATATAATTCAAATTATTTAAATACTTCAACATCTAATAATGATCTTATAAAACGTTTAGATAAAATATTATATTTATTAGAAGAAGACAAAAATGACCAAAATCATTTAATAACAGAAGAACTTATATTATATGTATTTTTAGGAGTATTTATTATATATGTACTAGACTCATTTGTTAAAGCTGGAAAATATGTTCGTTAATAATTTTTTGCTTAAGTGATGATTAACATATTTGTAGACAAAATTGGTTTTTTTATATAATTATATAAAAAAAAAGAAGTATAAGAATTATTTAAAGCAGTTAAGGAATTTTTTAATAAATATTGAATAAGTATATTATTATAACTAATATTATCAATATTAATATAACATTTTTTATTTAAAACAATTAAAAATCCATTAATAAACTCTGTATTATCGCAATTTTTTATAGAACCTACTAAATCTAATAATATGATTTTTTTGTTTTCTTTTTTATATAACTCTTTAACTTCAAATGTTATATTACTTTGTTTAAAAAAATAACATGCTTTTAACTCATTTGTATTAGTATCTAATAAGCCATATATCTTATATATATTTTTTAGTATTAAATGTAATAAATTAGATTCATCAATTATTATAACGCATTTAAAATAATTTTTACTGAGAGTTATAAAATTTAGTAATAAATAAAAATTAATATTGCTTATTTCTATAATTTTATTATTGCAATTATATTTGGGACAAATTAGTGCACTATTAAAAATATAACTATTATATTTGGTTAAAGGAACAATTCCTTTTAATTTGCCATTATGTTTAAATAATGATATTTTAAATTCTTTATTATCATGCATCTGATAATATTCATATGTTTGTATTAATTGTTCTTGTATATCTTTATTTTTATAAGTATTATCAATACTTAAAAAATCAATATAATAACTTTTTAAGACTTGATTTTTTATTGTTATAGTAATTGGTTTTCCACTTAAAGCACCAATTATACTATGTGTAGGCTCTATTGTTTGTTGATTTAATGAATATTGTTGTTTTCTATAAATTGCAATATATGATTTATTTATATGTCCTGTAAAAAAAGCAACAAAATTATTCTTGCTTAATAAATAAGTTGCTTTCATATTTGTTTTATTTGTTTTATTTGTTTTATAATTATTATTTATTAGGTCAATTATGTTATTTATTTCTTCTTCGCTATAGTCAAAAAAGTTTTTATTAGTAATATCAATAAAATTAGTATAATTATTTATTTTTGGACTCTCATATACTATACCATCTGGATTTATCCAATTTATTAAATTATAACTATGAAATACAGGTTGATGAGACCAAAACTTATATGTTATTTTTATATATAATTTAAATAATAAATATAAAATAATAACAAACACTAATATATAATACAATATCATTTATAGTATATAAAAATATACTATAAATTTCTACTTATAAAACTTTAATTTTATTTTTAATAGTATCATTTAAAAATGGATAAATTAAAGCAATAATGGTATTGATGTATATATTTTTATTTATAACAACAATTTGTTCTAGACTATTACTATATTTATTTGTTATTAATTTGGCTAATTCAATTCCAACTTTAATTTCTAATAAATGTTTTGTACTAAACCCTTTACAATCAAAAATCCACGCCCACTTATTTTTATTTATTGATAATAGAGAATCATAATGATTTAGTATTCCTTCTGTATCATAATATTTAGTGGCTTCAGACGGGCAAGTATAATAATATGTTATATTATTGTACACTCCTACAGATTTAAAAGAATGACTTGTAGGATCATCTTCACATATTTTACATATACAACAAGAATCACACATTATATAGTATTAGATTATTTTTTAAGCTAAAATTTTATTAATATATGAGTTGGATATATTTATTGCGTTTATAAAGTCACTGGCTATCATTGTTTCAGATAATTTAAACTCATCTAAATTATTATAAAATAATTTATAATATAAATTACCATCATTTTTAGATACTTGAATATAATAATATTTTTTATTGGAACTTATAGTGGGTTTGACAGTTTTAGTGCGAACTGTTAGTATTTTTATGTTTTTTTCTTTATTCATTAAAAAATAAATATTAAGAAGTTCTACTTTACTATTAAATTCATTAAACTCTTCTTCTGAAAATAATACAATCGGTATTTTATATATATCCGCCAATAACATTATATCTGTAGTAGTTATTAAATATGTATTCTCTGTTATAATATCGTCTATATTAACTATTTTATTGGCTAATTTATTGCTAATATCTTCCTTGCCTTCATTATTCCATAATGAGAGAATTTTTTGTTTATATGTGTTATTTTCAAATAATTCATTATATTTTTTAATTAAATTATTTATAATATTTTTTAAACTGACTGTAGTAGTACTATTATTATTAATAATTTCTAGTATTAATTGATAACTACATAACACTGAATTAATAGTATTAAATTCTTTACATTTCATAGGTTCATTAAAATAAGTATATGTTTTTAGTTCAATTTCATTAGTACAATTTATAAAATTTGCTGGCTCTGTTCCAGGACTTTGTTTTTGTGTTATTTGTGTTATTTGTTTTATAGGTAAAGTTTCTTTAATCTCTACATCATCTTCTGAAATTAATTTTGTTTTTTTTTTAGTTAAAATTGCAAATTTTGTTGGTTGCGCTGATTTTGTTGGTTGCACTGGTTGCACTGGTTGCACTGGTTGCACTGGTTGCACTGATTGCGCAAGTTGCGTTGATTGCGTTTTAATTTTTTTCTGGTCAAGCGCCGTATTGAGCGCCGTATCAAACATTTGATTTAAGGTTGATTCTTTTCCAGGAGTAAATTTTACTGATAAAGTAGGATTTGGATAACTAATAGAGGTTTTACTTTCAAAGTCATTATAAGTTATTTCTTTTAAAAATTTATTTTTGCGCGAGTTAGTTGGGTTGACAATATCATATGGTATAATATCAGTGTTATAGATATTTATTGGAATAAGATTATTAAAAAAATCGTCATTTAATTTAGATTCAATTATTAATAATTCATTAGGATTTAAATTATATTTATTATAAGAAAAATATAAAAATGAGCGTTGGCTAAAAATGAAATCTCTAATTCTATTATAACGTATTAATTCATCTGCAATTTTTTGATAATAATTTTTTTCATTAGATGTATTAGTAAAAAAATTAATTTTTGGTATTTTTAATTTACATATATTATTTGCTTCATCATATTCACAAAAAAATTTATCTTTACATTTAATATTATTAATACACGATTTAATTTCATCACTATTATTTGTTTTATATTCATCATATGAAATATCTATGAATGTTATATAATTACTAGTTAATGTTTTTAATTCTTGAACAATTTTTTCATTCTTTTCAAAATAATTAATCTCATTATTTTTAAGTATTTCTAAAATAGTTTGAATATAATTAGTAGTTATTTTTATTTTAATATTGGATAATAAAATTCTTATTGTATTTCTAAATGAATTATAGAGTTTATTTTCAAAATTTATTTTATTTAAATCAGACATATTTCTTGATTTTTCCGAGGTTAATGATACAATATCGGCATTAATATAATCATTATTAATTGAATTAATATTTATATATTTATAACTTATAACAGGCAAATCATCGGTTACGGATTCATTGTTTTCAGGGGGCTCAATTTTAATATACTGATTTGTAATAGTAATAATTCCAACAATATTCGTATCTTCAATGACTTTTAAAACTGGTTTGCAGACAATTTTTTCATTGCTTTCTTTATACAGTGTTTCTAAAAACTCTTTTGTTTTTTTATAAGAATTCCATTTAATATCAGTAATCCAAGTAATTTTACTATCTGAATTAACCATATCAATTAAAATATTAGAAGGATAACAAGGAATATAATACTCATCTAATATATCACTATTTAATCTTACCATTAATCCTATTACTTTTCCATTATAATTTAATACTTGATTGCCTATTATATAATTTAAAGACTTTATTCGTTCAACTATTTCTTTAAGTGATTTATTTCTAATAAATACATATTTTTTAATTTGTGGTTCTTCTGGTGCGCAGTATTCTTCTATATTTGAAAATATTTTATAAATAATTTTATTTATTTCTGGGATTGTTTTTGTAGTTTTTTTAAAAAATTTTGTTATTATAATATCAGTTTTTTTTTTAGTTTTTTTTTT